CCACGCGCTTCTGGCTGATGACGATGTCTGCCGCAAGGGTTTCGCTGGGCGCCTGGCTGACGTTGACCATGGGGAAATACTTGTCGGCCAGCAGCTCGCGGCCCAGGATGACCACGAGGTCAGGGTCTTGCTGATACCAGGGGGCCAGCAGGCCGATGGCATCGAACACGGCCGCGTCAAGGTTCTTGTAGTCGGTGCCAGCGCCGGCGCCAATCTTGACGATGCCAGCGGTGGCGCCTTCGTCCAGCACGTTTTCGGGGGCGTCTTCGCGCAGGTGCTGCAGCCAGCCTTTGTTCACGTCTTGCAGCAGGGGGTTGGCCACCAGGTCGGTGGTGGCGGCAATGCTGGTGCCATTGAAGCCAATCATGATGCGGTCCAGGGCCTGGCGTCGCAGGATGGCCATGGCCACCAGGGTCTGGAAGTTCTTGAACTTTGCCCAGGCGTCCAGCTTTTGATACTTCAGGTGCGTGTCGAAGTTGGTTTGCACGCACTGGTAGCCCTTGCTGTCCAGCGTGGATACGTCGCGGGTTTGGCGGTCGGCGTTGTCGGTGTTTGTGCGGCTTGCCACGGGGCCAGACACGCCCAGGCCCAGCTTTGCGCCCTGTGCCTCAACAACGGGGCTGACGTTGATGCGGCCCAGGAAGTCGCTGGTTTCTTGCATCTTGGCTTCCAGCACCTGCTGAACGGATGGGGCCACGTTGAACTGTTTGGCCACATCGGCCACGCCGTTCAGTTTGGCGATCTGGGAAAGCAGGGCGGAATAGACATTGCGGGTTTCGTTGCGCATTTTTTGGTTCCTGATGGTGAATGGGTTGCGGTGGTTCGGTCGTTCGTTTGCGGTGCTGACGCTTAGAACTGAGTCAGTTCAACGCCATTGCCGCCGGTTGCGGGCGGGCGCTGGGTGTGGTTGTTGCTCGGGGTCTCTTCCAGCGTGGCGGCCAGTTCGTCGTGGGCCTTCTTGAGTGCTGCAAAGTCGGTGGCCAGCTTGTCGTGCGCCTTGGCGTGCTCTGCCATTTCGTCGGCCTGTTCTTGGATGTGTTGGCCCAGCTGCTCGAAGCCGGCCACCACATCAGCGAAGCGCGCGTCATCGGACTGGCCCTTTTTCTTGAACTTGGCCAGCACGCCTTTCAGCACTTCGGAGAACTTGCCTTCGCTGTGGTCGGTGTCGTCGCCGTCATCGAACTGCAGTTCGGCCTCCACGGCTTCGCTGAACAGGATGGCTTCGTTTTCCTTGCGGCCGGCAAACGGGCTGGCCTTGGGGTTCTGTGCCGCGAAGGTCAGCACATCGGTGCCCAGGCTTGCGGGGCTGTCGGTGACGCCCAGGCCGGTCATGTACGCCTCGCCCGTGTCTGCAAAGCTGGGGTTCACCTCGATGCTGGTGTAAATCTTCTGCTTTGCCTTGGTCATGGTCACCAGCTCGGGCAATGGCTCGATCTGCGCGAACAGGGCCAGCTTGCCGCCTTCCACCTCGCGGGCCTCCAGTGCCAGCACGTCGCCGTAGGCTTTGAACAGGCCATCGGGTGCGATGCCGCGGTAGTGCTCCAGCCAGATGCGCGCGCCGTACTTCTTGGGGTCGAAGTTCTTGGCCATCTGCTGAATCCACTTCTTCTCGATGGCGCGGCCATCAGTGGTTGCGCCTTCGGTGGCGACACGGAAAAAACGGGACTTGGTAGCCATGGGTGCGGTTCCTTGATCGGTGGTGGTCGAAGTAGCCGCCATCGTCCCGCCGTCGCGCGAGCCCAGCAATCAATGCCGCCTGTGTGCGGAAAAGGCACATTTGAAAGGGCCAGAAAGCGTGTAGTGCTTCACAGACAGGCGGCTGAAACTCGCCTCATGGCATCCCACACGCTCGCGCCCGCGCTTCCGTTTTCCACCGTTCCCGCCGATGGCCTGGCCGCTGACAAGCGCCGCGCGGCGCGGCATCTGTACTGGCAAGGGTGGCGCATTTCGAGCATTGCCGAATACATCGGCGAGCCGCGCAGCACGGTGCAGGGCTGGAAGGATGCCGAAGACTGGGACAAGGCGCAACCAGCGCAGCGGGTCGAGGCGGCGCTCGAAACCCGGCTGGTGCAACTGGTGATGAAGGATGGCAAGACCGGCGGCGATTTCAAGGAAATAGACCTGCTCGGTCGCCAGATTGAGCGCCTGGCCCGCGTGCAGAAGTATGGCGAAACGGGCAAGGAGTCGGACTTGAACCCGGCCATCAAGGCGCGCAATGACAAGCCCAAGCGCCGCCAGGAGCGCAACCACTTCACCGAAGAACAACACGAAAAGCTGCTGGATGCGTTCCGCGACAGCTTGTTCGACTATCAGAAGGTGTGGTTTCGCAATAGCGAGCTGCGCACGCGCTTCATTCTTAAAAGCCGCCAGATCGGGGCCACTTGGTACTTTGCCCGTGAAGCCCTGGCCGATGCCATCGCCACGGGGCGCAATCAGATTTTTCTCAGCGCGTCGAAGGCCCAGGCGCACATTTTCAAACAGTACATCGTGGCCTTTGCGAAGGAGGCCTGCGACTTGGAGCTGTCGGGCGATCCTATCGTTTTGAGCAATGGGGCCACGCTGTATTTCTTGGGCACCAATGCGCTGACGGCCCAGGGCTACCACGGCAATTTCTACTTTGACGAGTGCTTCTGGACCCGCAAATTCACGGAGCTGAACAAGGTGGCCAGCGGCATGGCTATGCACAAGCACTGGCGCAAAACCTACTTCTCCACGCCGTCAAGCATCCAGCATGAAGCCTTTGCGCTGTGGTCTGGTGATCGCTTCAACAAGAAGCGGCCGAAGAACGAACGCATCACGCTGGACCTGTCGCACGACAGGCTGGCCGGTGGCTTCACGGGTGAAGACAAGATTTGGCGGCAGATCGTCACCATCGTGGATGCGCAGCGCGGCGGCTGCAACCTGTTCGACATTGACGAACTGCGGCTGGAGTACAGCGCGGAAGAGTTCGAGAACCTGCTGATGTGCGGGTTTCTCGATGACAGCTACAGCGTGTTTCCGCTGGCAGAGCTGCAGCGCTGCATGGTGGACAGCTGGGAGGCCTGGGCCGATGTGAAGCCGCTGGGCCTGCGGCCGTTCGGCTGGCGCCCGGTGTGGGTTGGCTATGACCCCAGCCACACCGGCGACAGTGCCGGCTTGGTGGTTCTGGCCCCGCCTGCAGAGCCTGGCGGGAAGTTCCGTGTTCTGGAGCGCCACCAGTTCCGTGGGCTGGACTTCGAGGCCCAGGCCGAAGCCATCAAGAAGGTGACGGAGCGCTTCAATGTGCAGCACATCGGCATCGACACCACCGGCATCGGCCAGGGGGTCTTTCAGCTGGTGAAGCAGTTCTTCCCGGCTGCGCGGCCGTACCAGTACAGCGTGGACGTGAAAACCCGGCTGGTGTTGAAAGCGAAAAGCGTCATCAGCAAAGGTCGGCTGGAGTTTGACGCGGGCGCGGTTGATCTTGCCCAGGCCTTCATGGCCATCAAAAAGGTGCTTACCACCAGCGGTCGCCAGGCTACCTACGACGCCGGCCGCAACAACGAAACGGGCCACGCCGACTTGGCGTGGGCCTGCATGCACGCCATGGACTTCGAGCCGCTGGAAGGCGCGAGCGAAGCCACCACCTCTCTTCTGGAGATTTCCTGATGCCCAAGCGCACCCCGCGCCGCGCAGTTGCGCCGGCCTTGCCCAACACCGTGTCCGCCCCCGCTGCGGCCGCAGCTTCGGCCCCTTTCAATGTCTCGCAGGCCAGCGCCCAGGCGTTCACCTTTGGTGACCCGGTGCCGGTGCTGGATGGCCGCGAGATTCTGGACTACTGCGAGGCCTGGCTGAATGGCAAGTGGTACGAACCGCCCATCAGCTGGGACGGTCTTGCGCGGTCGTTCCGGGCCGCCACGCACCACGCGAGCGCGCTCTATTTCAAGCGCAACGTGCTGGCGTCCACCTTCGTGCCGCATCGGCTTTTGAGCCGCGACACCTTCGGCAAATTCGCGCTGGACTTTCTGACTTTCGGCAATGCCTATCTGGAGCGCATGCCCAACATGCTGGGCCGTGACCTGGGCTTGCGCCACAGCCTGGCCAAGTACATGCGCCGGGGTCAGGCGCTGGACACCTACTACTTTGTGCAGGGCTTCGGGAAGGAGCACGAATTCAAGCCGGGGAGCGTGTTTCACCTGATTGAACCGGACATCAATCAGGAGGTGTACGGGTTGCCGGAATACCTCTCCACGCTGCAGGCGGCCTGGCTGAACGAATCGGCCACGCTGTTCCGGCGCAAGTATTACAACAACGGGAGCCACGCCGGCTTCATCCTCTACATGACGGACCCGGCCCAGGCCCAGGGCGATGTGGACGCGCTACGCGAAGCCATGCGCAACGCGAAGGGGCCGGGGAATTTCCGCAACTTGTTCATGTACTCACCCAATGGCAAGAAGGACGGCATACAGGTGTTGCCCATCAGTGAAGTGGCAGCAAAGGACGACTTCACCAGCATCAAAAACGTGAGCCGGGACGATGTTCTGGCGGCCCACCGGGTGCCGCCCCAGCTAATGGGCATCGTTCCAGGCAATACCGGCGGCTTTGGTGCCGTCAAGCCAGCGGCCGAAGTGTTCGCGCGCAATGAGCTGGAACCGCTGCAGGCGCGCTTCAAGGCCCTGAACGATTGGTTCGGTGAAGAACTGGTGCGCTTTGCCCCCTATGTCATCGAAGCCGGGGAGGATGGCGCTACAAAATAAATAGCTGCTTGCGCTTGATGGTCAAGCGCGTGGAGTGAATTTCACTCAAAAAAAGACAGGGCGAATGCGAAGGGTGCGGGAACACCCAGCACAAACCCCTCCGCCGTGATTACCCACGGCATTGGCCAAGCGGCCCCGTCACCTGTGCACAGGCGGGACGCATCTTAGGCGATGCCGACACCATGGAAGAAATACGTTGTGGCCACTGCGGCCGAAAACTCGCAGAGGCCGTGTTTGAACAAATCTCGATCAAGTGCCCGCGCTGCGGGACCATGAACCACCTGCGGGCCTTGAGCCCCTCACGCGAGCGCCTGGGAGCGCCTTCACCTATGACAAACCATGAAGACCCCCAAAGCCTCGAAAGCAACCCACACCCCCCAGTGCCTCACCATCGGCAACGCCACCATTTACCGGGGCGACAGCGTGCAGCTACTGCAGCAGCTCGGCCTGCAGGTTGACGCGCTTGTGACCGATCCGCCGTACAGCAGCGGCGGCATGGTGCGCGGTGATCGCATGCAATCCACCGCTGCCAAGTACGTGCAGAGCGGGCACGCCCTCACGGCGGCCCACAACCTGAATTTTTCCGGCGACAACAGGGACGGCCGCAGTTGGGCCTTTTGGGTCAGCTGCTGGGTGTCGCTGGTGCGCCAGGCGCTGCGCCCTGGCGGGTACGCCATGGTGTTCACCGACTGGCGCCAGCTGCCCGCGTTGACCGACGCTTTCCAGGCCGGTGGGTTGGTCTGGCGCGGCCTCATTCCCTGGGACAAGACCGAAGCATCACGCGCGCCACACAAAGGCTACTTTCGCCACCAGGCGGAATATGTGGTGTGGGGTTCCAACGGCCCCCTGGCCATCGCAGAGCATGGCGGCCCCTGGCCAGGAGTGGTGCGCGAGCGCGTGGACCACCGGGCCAAGTTCCACATGACCGGCAAGCCGGTGGACCTGATGAGGCAGCTGTGCCAGGCCGTGCCGCCGGGTGGTGTCATCCTTGACCCGTTCATGGGCTCAGGGTCCACGGGCGTGGCGGCGCTGGAGCTGGGCTATCGGTTCATCGGCATTGAACAGGACCAGCACTACTTCGACATAGCGGCCACGCGCCTGGCCAGTATGGCCACCGAACCACAGGGTCGCGCAGCCTAACACCCATCCCAAAGAACAAAGGCCACCCATGCGGTGGCCTTTTTTGCGCCCGTAGATCGCCCCGCGCTCTGGCACGTACCCGCCCACACGCCAGCGTCGCGCAGCCCCTCCACGGCCCCGCCGTAGCCCTTCCCGCAGCCTTCCCGCCCCTATCGACCCCCGCCCCTTGGCCGTAAGGCACACCCAGGGCGCGGCGCGCAGTCG